CCACTACTGCCCCACACTAAGCTGAAGTTCTTGCTTGGGGATATCGTTGAATCTGTCCTGTTGTACTTAGCAAAAGAAGCAGGGCACTCAGTGACGGAGGAGCAAGCATCATGTGAGATCAATGGCATAGTAGGACACATAGATGCCATCATTGATGGCGCAGTGATAGATGTTAAGTCTGCTAGTAGCTACGCATTCAAGAAGTTTCAGGATGGTACGTTACCTGATCAAGATAGCTTTGGTTATATAGGTCAGATCAGTGGGTACAAACACGCATTCAAAACAGATAGAGCTGGGTTCCTAGCAATGGATAAGCAGAACGGTACGCTTGCATTGTATGAACCACCAAAGGATGCACTCCTACCAGTTGAGGATAGGATTGACCACATCAAAGCCGTAGTAGATTCAGAAGATCCACCAGACAGATGGTTTGCACCAGTACCTGATGGCAAATCTGGCAATGAGAAGCTCTGTGTTGAGTGCTCATACTGTGCTCATAAGCAGGAGTGCTGGCCTGAATTGCGTACATTTGTGTATGCAGGAGGGAGGCCAGTGTATTTGACTAAGGTAGTCAAGGAACCAAGAGTAAACGAGATTGTTATTAATAACATAGGTGGTGATGATGAGTGAAGTTATCATTAGAATTACAGAGGACTCTGTTAGCAACACAGTAAACCTTTCATTTGAATACACCCCATATGAGGTAGACATGGACCTTCCTACTCATGTGATGGCAGGTATGCTACATTCGTTTGCCTCCAAAATATTGGAGACTTTTAATGAAGAGAAAGAACCCGCCTAAAGGGTACGACTCATGGTTTGAGCATGACCTACATAAGCAGCAACTAAAGGGATGTAAGTTCCACTCATGTAGGTTGTCTTACATACAAGAGAAAACTTATGAACCTGACTTTGTATTCCATGCAGGTAAGAAGACTATCTACATAGAAGTTAAGGGCAGGTTCCGCACAAGCGGTGAGGCTAGGAAGTATATCGATGTAGCAAGGGGGTTGAACAATAAGGAGGAGTTGGTCTTCATCTTCTCTGACCCTGACAAGCCCATGCCTAACGCTCAACGCAGGAAGGATGGCACTAAACGTACTCATGGTGATTGGGCAGATAGCCACAGCTTTAAACACTACACTAGGGACAACACACCACCAGAATGGGAGAACAAAACATGACAGTTACTACTTTGCATCCTAACAAAGATCCCAATGCTATCCTAGCCAGAAACAAAGATAGTTTCGAGTCTGTATTCATTGTTGGTTGGGACAACAATAGCATATTACGCATAGATGCTACTGATAACTGGGGACCAGCAGATATTTTATGGGTGCTAGAGAAAGCAAAGCAACACATCCTATCTTTTGGAGATGTATATGAAGATGCATAATTTGGAGGAGTATGTATGATAGACACCTTAATGGTACATAGCATATCAGGGAACACTAGATATAATGCAGCTAGATACTCGCACAATTCTATCCAAGGCCACCACCATAGTGTATTTGAAATATCTTATTATGCGGATATGCACCAGCTTAGGTGGGCTATGTCAGTTGGATGTCTACTCGATCCAAATTCTGCTGCTGCTAGGTACGCTAAACGAAATGTTTTAAAACGCCCCATACTAGGCTGCGGTGTAGTACTCAATGATACTAAGAACATTCTAGTAATATCAGACATGCATCTTCCGTACCAACATAGAGATGCAATGGACTTCTTGTTCCACACCAAGCGTAAGTATAAGTGTACTGAGATACTTAATGTTGGGGATGTGATTGACCACCACCGTGGTTCATACCATGAATCAGAGCCTGACTCTATGGATGCAGAAACTGAATACCTTAAGGCCAAGGCAGATTGTAAAAAACTACAGGATATATTCCCTAGTATGATAATAACTAAGGGCAACCATGACATCATACCTGAGAGAAAACTTAAGACGGCAGGTCTTCCATCTTCTATGCTACAAGATTATAATAAGTTATATGAATTAAAAGATTCATGGGTATGGAAAGAAGAGCACAAGTTTGATTCTTTGGGTGGCATACCTATGCTAGTTCCAATGGTGCTAAACAAACATGGGAGATGGGCGAAATGAGAAGGCTTAATGATGTTACGCCAAGAGAATGGGACGCTTCGACCTATTCTAAATCACAACAAAGAGACTTCAATAGACAGTCAGAGCTTACCTTTGAAGAACACAATAAAGCAAAAGATCTACAGGTAGGGGGCACACACTACAAGGATATGGCTATCCAACCAATAGAATTCATAATGAAGAATGGCCTTGGGTTTTGTGAGGCCAATGTTATAAAATATATTTGCAGATACCAGAGTAAGAACAAAGCAGAGGACTTGCTCAAAGCAAAGCACTACATAGATCTTATACTGGAGGATCTTAAATGTTAATAACTTTAGATGTTAATCATGTGGATGTAGTAAGGTTAGTTTCTACTAGCCTTCAAGAATCTATTAGGAATATTGCTCGCATGTACGACTATGGGGAGTACCCTGAGTCAGTAGAGGAAGACTTAATAGCTTTGAACAGGGTGTACCAATACTATACAGGGAAGGAGATTGCTAATGACTAGAGAGTACGGGCCTACATTAAGGATCAGCAAAGAGAAACATGCAGAGAAGTACCGACTAGAGGGTGAGTCTTTCTACGAGGCACAGACTAGATTCGCTAGTGCTTTGAAGGATAGCCCAGAACATTTCCTTGCTCTTAGGAACATTCTATTGGAGCAGAGGTTCATGGGTGGTGGTCGTACTCAAGCAGCTATAGGTGCTCCTCGTACACTAACTGCTTTTAATTGTTTCGTCAGTGGTGTCGTTGAAGATTCTATGCAGTCTATCATGCAGACAGCTACAGAAGCAGCACAGACTATGCGTCTAGGTGGTGGGATAGGGTATGACTTCTCTAAGCTACGTCCCAAGGGAGACAACATAGTATCACTAGGCTCACGATCAAGCGGCCCTGTTTCATTCATGCAAATCTATGACGCTGTGTGTAAGACTATCGCTAGCGCAGGGCATCGTCGTGGTGCTCAGATGGGTGTGCTTAGGGTGGATCATCCCGATATCGAGGAGTTCATTAGAGCCAAGCAGAACAGCGACAAGCTGACAGCATTCAACATCTCTATAGGCATCACTGATAAGTTCATGGTTGCAGTTAGAGCAGGTACAACATTCGACCTAGTGTTCGAGGGTCGTGTGTACAAGACAGTCAACGCCAAGAACCTGTGGGAAGAGATCATGCGATCCACATGGGAATGGGCAGAGCCGGGGGTACTGTTCATAGACCGCATCAACGAGATGAATAACCTGTATTACTGTGAGGACATAGCTGCAACTAACCCTTGCGGTGAGCAACCACTACCACCGTATGGTGCATGTCTACTTGGTAGCTACAACCTGACTAAGTACATTGTTCCTAAGAACAAAGGCTTTGCATTTGACTTCGAGCAGTTCAAGGCAGACATACCTGTAGTGACACGAGCTATGGATAACATCCATGACAACACTACCTTCCCTTTATTAGAGCAAAAAGAAGAGTCTCGTAGCAAAAGACGCATGGGTCTAGGACTTACAGGTGTGGCTAATGCTGGTGAGATATGCGGCTATGAGTATGGTAGTAAGCCCTTCCTTAAATGGTTTAAGCAAGTACTTACCATATTCAGAGATGAGACATACAGTGCTAGTGTCGATCTGGCTATTGAGAAGGGAGCCTTCCCTTTGTTTGATAAAGATAAGTACTTAGAGGGTGGCTTCATCATGTCCCTACCAGATGAGCTTAAAGGGCGTATCAAAAAGCATGGCATTAGGAACAGCCATTTGCTTAGTATCGCACCAACTGGTACAATCAGCTTAACGGCAGACAATGTATCGTCTGGCATTGAGCCAGTGTTTAGCTACGAGTATGACCGAACTATCCAGACCTTCCAAGGTCCAACAGTAGAGACAGTGAGTGACTATGCGTACCGTGAGTATGGCATCAAAGGTAAGTCGGCCATGATGTGTAGTGAGATGGAGCACTTGGATGTACTGGCATTGTCCAGTCAGTACGTTGACAGTGCAGTGTCTAAGACTATCAATGTAAATCCACAACTTCCTTGGGAAGACTTCAAGAATATCTACACCAAAGCATGGACGATGGGGTGTAAGGGTGTGACTACCTTCAATCCATCAGGCAAGAGGTTTGGTATCCTAGTTGAGAAGGCAGTACAGGATGAACCAGAGGCTTGCTACATTGATGTGGAAACTGGCATCAGGAGTTGTGAATGACATGAGTAAAGACATAGACCACATCCAACGTACAGGCATCAAGGCTTTGCACGAGGCGGGGCATAGCATAACATGGATAGCCCAATCATTGGATGTGTCTAGAACTACAATTCATAATGTTCTTAATAACAAAGGAGGTAAAAGACAGAAGCAAAGAGCTGATAGGTACGAAGCATTCTTCAAGGATAGTAACAGTGGCAACTACCATAACGGCGAGTTGCTATTATCGGAAGAGCAGTTGAGATGCGGAGATCCTTTAAGTGAACTGTTATTAGAAGAAGAGATAACCAATAGACTAATAGAAGGAGTAAGATATGGGATTAAGAGTAGAGAATAGTATGAAGATTTTCCAAGGAAAGAACATAGTTGCTTACTCATGGAATCATGGCAATGAATACACCATGACATTGGAAGATAAGAAAGGCAACATGGAACGCATACGAGTACCTGCTTACATGAAGGACATGTTTGAACAGTACTTTGCTATTACTATGGGCGAAGAAGAACTCGCAGCATAGAATACTGGGGGAGTCAATCCCCCTTTTTATTCCACAAATCAAATAGGACTTTAACTTTTTCTTTTAAAGTATCTATCTCCGAATGCATCTTAGCTAACACAATTACCAATGTTACAAATCCAACAGCCATAGGCCACACAGTGTTAACAAATTCTAAGGCCGTCATATTATTTCCTTGTCTTTTCAAACGTCCTAAGCCCACCAAGACCAAGCATCCCAAGCAGCACAGGCATCATAGTATCCAAAGGTATGAGTGGTACAACAACAGTAGATTCTAATAATGCCAGTACGAAATTAGCACACGGTATTACCAAAAAGTTACCTGCCATACCCAATACACACACCCATCCTGTTGCTGGTCGCCAGCCTGACTGGAACCAGTTACCTGTTGCCTCAACCTTGTTAACTTCTATCTGAGCCTGTGCATTTTCTTGTGCATACTTCTGTGACATAGTAGCAATTTCATGCGCTAACTTCTGCTTAGTGTCTGCATCAGGGATAAACTTGTCCAGTAACCCCGCAACTGGTCCGACAAGGGCATCAAATATATTCATCTAATATGTCCACATAACATTGCATGGTAGTGCAGGATCATTGTCCACATGTATGAAGTGAGCACTAACACCTACCCTATTGAATCCATTAGACAAGAGAGTCTTAACTATTTTGTATCTGTGTGCTGTACTGGAACAAGCAATGTCAACCGCATGTCCGGTAACGTGTGCGCTATGAGTAGCCCCTCCGATTTCTGTGTTATGCTTTCTGCAACGATAGCCAGAAGTAATTCTAAATGGTACACCTGCCTCTCCTCTTGATAAATCTATCATGGTTAAAAAATCTGGGTCCATTACTACATCACCACAACAAGAACATTTGAACTCATCTATCGTAAAGTATTTCATTTTTTAACCTCCTAATATGCACTCTCTGTACACCAATTAATGTTACTAAGAA